GCTTAATTTCTTAGCCATTAATATACGAATTACAGAATCCATTGAATCTTCCTGCGAATTATTATTTGATAATTTAAATATTGTTGTATAATATTTATCAATGTGTGCGTGATTTTGTGGTTGGAATAATACAGAAGGCGCAAAGATAATTTGTGTTGAAGCCGTGTCTTTTACAAAGTCGAATTCAGAATCATAAATATTATCGCCATATGTTTGCCCGTATTTCTTCTGATAGTTATCATTATAATAGTCAGAATCAGGCGTATATTTATAAGCGTAATATCTTGCATTTAATTGCGACATTGGTTTAATTGACATTGTCGCTGCCATATCTATTTTTTGCGACCAATCTAAACTATTAGTAACTGCTGAAGAATAGAAGTCAATATATGGTGAAATATTTATTTGCCTTTCATTTATATTATCTTGATAAACGTATAAATTAAACATTTTACAAACTGACAAAAAGAAATCCTTTTGGAATATACCTTTTGGCAAGTTTTCATTTATAGATATAACTCCATTATAAGCTACGTCTACAATTTGTGATGTGATCTGTGCAAGGTTTATATTTGCACTTGTTATTGTTACTATATAAGTATTGGCAGTTACAGGAACGCTAATTTCTAAACGTACTTGATTTGTATTTGTTATGTCCCCAGTGTAATCAATATTAAAACTAAAAGGATTATTAGCAGAAAAAGTATTCTGTGTAAATGATTGCACCGCTACGCCTGCAATATATAAAGTTGCAGTAATAGACGAAGCAGCATCCGTTTGATATGTCCCGTTTATGGAAGCAATCGTTCTAATTGTCTTAGTGCCATCAGTATAAGTAAATATACTCTTATCCACATTTTCCGTAAAATTAAGTAAAGTCGTAGTATCAAAAGGCACATTTGCATTTCTCGCCGTTGGGGTATTGCTATTAAGTAATATTTGTGAAATTGTTTTTGTACCTAATAAAAATCTGTCATTCGTTCCTCGTATTCCCTGACTATTATTAGGTATTATTAAAGTCTTAAAAAATGTAGTATTAAAAAAATCACAATTTAAAGTATATGAAGTTCCTTCGAATATCTTTTCAATATATTCCTTAACGTACAATGCAGGTCTAAAAGTATATACACTAAAATCATCTTTATTTGTAGACACATCCCCGTAATCAATTAAAGGATAGTAATATCCAGAACCATTAATCGTGTTCCAACTATTCTGTATTGAAGTCACATTCCAAGTATGGTTATATTCGCTAAAGTCTAAATCCTCTAAACGCTTATTTCCTAACTCTGTAATAAAACCACCTAATTCTCCAAATACGGCGCACTGATATTGAATAACATTATTATTAATTACAATTTCAAGGATACGAATAACGCCTTTAAAGATCTGTATTTTATCAATATAAACCTCGCACTTTGCTGCCTGTGAAGGTGTAAAGTTTGTATTTACATTAGGCAAATCCATATTATGTTCGCTTGCCATTCCTAAGTCAAAAGCAAACCCTAATATTTTATTGTTCTTAGCGGTTGCGGGTATTGATATTGTTTTACTAAATGATGTATTGCGACTTCCAAAATCACGGACGTCATCAATAGTATAAGTAAAGTCTGCACTAATATCCTGCAATAAATCAATTAATTGATCTTCGACATATATTTCAGTTCTTATCATTATCTATATTGACTATTTAAATATTTACCCACTTCTATTTCTAAATCAAAATTAAATAACCCGTCTGATATTTGGTATTTATATTGGTAGTTTGTATTCCTTATTGTGATAGGGAAAAACGCACCTTGCACTTCCATATAAACTATTGGTGAAGCTACTAATTGAGCAAGCCACGCATAGTCTTGATCATCAAGCCAATCAGCCGTTAGATTATAATAATCCGAATGCTGAATAGCAAAGTTATACGTTGTTTCATTATACTTATTGTAAGTATCTATATTGGTCATTTGACCATTTGATAATTGATAAGGATTTCGTCTGTATGAAGTTCTTTGAAATTCAGATCTTCGCCTATTGACAAGCCTGAACGCCATTGTATCATATCCCCCAAGTCTGTTAAGAAAGTGAAGGTTATATTGCCTGTACTTAGGGTTACATACTTGTCTAAATCGTAATACCCTTGTGGTTGCTGCTCCAAGTGTAATGTAAACATTATAGCCATAAGTTGATTGTGTAATAATATCCGATCCCGCCCACGCGTTAATTGCCGCCGCTTGAAAATTAAATAAATTAAATTCGCCTGACATAGTTATAGAGCCACTAACCGAAGTTCCAAAAGTTCCGTCTTCATTCGTAGGTTGCACCCAAAGTTTATAAGCGCCGCCGGTAATCTTTAAGAATGTAATAAAGAATTGATCCCCGTATTCGATTGTAATATCACTATTATCCCTATCACTTAACCAATCGTCTGTATAATTTTCAATTAATAAATTATCATAATAATTAGATAGCACTAAAGGTATATTCCCATTCTCTGTAAATATATCGCCGAATAAAGGTGAATAATAATTATAAGCCGAATAACTCCCTGATGCTAAGTTAGTTATAACCGCACCGCTTACTTCTTCACCTATCCTTACTTGATAATCTACTTTTATTTTATTATTAGATGCTACTAATACGCTACTGCCTGATGGCTCAAAGTAATTCGTAACGTATGCGCGAACCATTGGCGAAGCGTTAAAAACTCCATAGCTACCTTCAGCACTTGGCGAAGGATATATTTTATTTCTACTTACTTGCGCGCCGTCTATATAAACGTCATAAACGAATTTAAAGTTTGTAACCCCTACATTTGTAGATGAAGCCACAAACCAAAGGTCTTCGTGCATACTCGGATAAGTTGCCGGTGTACTATTTATTGTTATAGCCATTATTTTCCATTTTATTTCCTATTTGTCTAATTTGTATTTTCATATCACCCCCGAAAGCCGTTGCCATAGCAGTAAAGAAATCCTTATTAAAAACCGCCTTTATTGCATTATCAAAAAATGAAGTAGTCTTTAAACCATCCCTTTTTATAGCCGCCGCCGTCATATAAGATATTTGCATTAAGGTTTTAGGCTTAGGTGCTATATTCTTTAATCTTTTATTTTTAGTCTGCTCTGCGGTTAAATTTGTTTTTTGAGTATCTGTTCTTGCCTTCGCCTTACCTAATTTATACCATTCCATTATAGAAGTTGCCATCTTCTTATTTGGGAACGGCGTTTTATATTTATAAGGTGTATCTGACTTTATATTTTTAGGCTTAGCGTTTAAACCGCCAACGCCCTTAACTCCTTTATTTACGAACCTATAATAAACGGAAGCAGGATTATCTTTTTTATAACCTAAATACATTTCATAGTCATTCCCAAATTTATTAACTTTTGGAACGGCTAATTCCCCTATTTTACCGGATGCAATAGATCCGCTTATTTTTAAGTTCTTAGCAACGGCATCATTAAATATCTTTCCGTAATATAAAAACATTTGTTCAGCAACAGGAAACTCGCTTGGATCGAACTGATCGTACGATTCCCCAATAGATTGTAAAAACCCATTAGCTAACGCTTCTGCCTGTGCTTTTGTTTCACTCATATCTTTAAATAGGTAAAAGCCTTTTAAATACCGCACAAAAAACCCCCGCCATAGAAATAGCAGGGGATCACTTTATGTCAAAACTCGTTATTTTAATCTTTTCATTTCCTCACGATCGTATATATTTTTTGCTTTCATATATGCCATAGCGTTTAAAAATTCTATTGTCTTCATTTCAAATACTTCTTTAACTCTGATATTTTCTTGTGCGGCAATAAGGTAACAGGTATAATGCCATCCATAGATTCTGATAAAAGATGCGCCATTATATCCGCTTGTATCTGTGTCATTCCCGCCTTCGTCATCTCCGCTATCATATAATCCTTTGAAATTTCGATCCAATTTTTGTAGACTTGATAAAAAAAAACAAGCGAATGGTAAATATGTACAAAGTTAGCTTCTTGCATATCCGCTGCGTATTCTTCGTGCTTACTCGCGTCATATTCTTGATCTACCCATCTGCCTAACCAATTACGCCTTTGAGGAATAACCATAGAAGCCGCTATCTTATGAAGATTCTCTAAAGTATCTTTACTAAATACTTTACTTTCTATATACCTTGCTGAAGGCATATTCTTAATATCGTAGTTAATCCTGTATCGCTTGCCGTTAGTTACTATATAATTTACCGGCTTACCCTCGATAGGTTCGTTTAAAAAGGCTAATTCTTTACGAAGTTCCTTTAATGCGTTAAGCGAAAGGCTATCTATTTGATGCTCGGTAAGTCCCGTTACAATACAAAGCTGCTTTACTTCTGTATCTAATTCCGTCCAATCCTTATCCGGATTAGTTATTGTAGGCATTAATTGTTGGTACTGCCAAAGGGTTAATTCATTCCATTTCATAGCACGAAGTTAAATATATTTCTTCAATATCTGTATCTTTTTCTAAGATTTCGTCAATCTTATTTAGTACGTCCGCGCAGTTAAAAGGTTGCCCCGTTTTACATTGCTGATCTACCCAATCCCGAAGTTCAATCAATTGTTTCATTATTATAAGTTTGGTTGTAGTATTCTATTGCTCCTATGTATGGCCCTTCTAACCCATCTGTGTAAGAATTGCATATTTGTTCTTTTTCTTTTTCAAGTGCTTTATTAATTGAATTTCTAATTGACTTATTCATAGGCCAATCTACCTTTATATATTTTTGAATATCATCTAATAATTCTTGCATTGCTGTTTTCATAAAAATTTTTTTAGTCCGTTAGCACTTGTCATTATTGCCTCTGCTCTTTGGGTAAGGCTTTCAATCTGGCTTTCTAATTCATTCCGATCCTTAGTAATATAATAGCCGTTTGAAGTACCCATTACAGGAAGGATACTTTCAGCCCTAATAAAGTTAATTATCTTTCTTAAACGTGGTTCAGAAAATAATTTAATCCCGTATTTATCCTTTTGACTATTAATTGCACTAACTATTTCCGCGCCTTTAATCGGGTTTTCTTTTGTCCTTGTACTTAATCCGCGAATAATTAAAGGAATAAGTTTCTTTTCATCCCCCGTCATTTCTTTCGTGATTTCTTCAAAGTTCTTTATCATACTATGAATTTACTTTTTTTTCTTTAATTTCCCTTTTTAAATCCCTTATTTCTTTTTCCTTTAATCCGATTTCCTTTTCTAATTTCATTATTTTCTCTATAAGTAATTCATTTTCAAGGCGTATTAAATATTCCTGCCCCATTATATAATTATTCTTTGTCATACTTATTAATTTTAGCTTGATCGATTTGGTTTTCCGTTTCTATATCCGCTTCAATTTCGTCCTCGTCTTCTTCTTCCCAATCGCAATGTTCTAAGCAATCAGGACAGATCCCTATTTCCTCAAAATTAGTATGCGCGCCGCAGCAAGTTGAATAAGGCATAATTATAAGTTTTCTATTAAAGCCGTTAATAATAAAGCTGCCGTAATAATAGCGAAGAACCAACCCATCCCTAATGATTCTTCTGCGTATTGCTTTTGTCTTTTAGCTAATAATTCTAAATTTTTTTCCTGTGGTGTTTTTAATTTGTTTGCCATAAGTTAAGTTTTTAAAATGTGCGTTTAGCAGTCGCACCCCTGCGTGGGTTTTAATTATGAATATAAGGTTTATTGAAATCGCCGATTCTAATATTTACATAAAAGTCAGGCTGCGTTCCGTAATCGCCCGTTTCTCTATATGTAACTCCTTCGCTTGCTATTGTATTAATAATATTTAATACATTCTTTTTAACTCCTTCAGGCTGCTCGTTAATGTAATAAACATTTACTTGCTCGTAACCTTGTTCAGTTAATTTTGCCGGACCAGATAAAACTTGAATGCTTACTCCGTTGTAATGTCTTTTAGTTACTGAAAATTTGTAAGCAGGTAACGCGTTCTTTAATTCGTTTCTGATTGTTCTTACTCTTTCTGTTGTAGTTTTCATAAAGTATTTTTTTGGTTTTGTTATACGAATATACATCTTTTATTCATATTCTACACATTTTATACAACTATTTTTAAAAATAATTATAATACATTCATTTATAATAGATTATAAAGCTAAAAAAATATTAAAAAAAAGTAGTTTTTAGGCTAAAAAGCCTTTTTATCGATCGGCAATGAGCCGTTTATAGATCGTATTCGGCTCAAAATGAGCTATAAATCCCTATTTATTGATCGATTAAGCAAAGGCATAACGCCCTGATCCTCGTTTTAAATTATGATTTTGCCACGCTAAGGCTAATGCCATTACGCAATCGTCGTGAAATCCGGAAGGCGCTGAATAGCGTACCCCGTTTGCCGTGAACTGATATTCAAAGACGTCAAGTTCGTCTACTATAACTCCGTCAGGATAACTAATTTTCCCCTGTTGTATTGCCTGCGCTAATCCCTCCATAAGCTGCTGCTACGATTGGCTTGTAAATTTTAAACCTTCTATATTTACCCCGTCCCTTATTAAGTCTTCAAGGATCGGATCACCTACACCCGTGCTATCTGCTAATATAGGCGCAATAGGAAGCCTTTTAATCGTTGCCTTAGTATTATGCCAATCCATTTGGAAGCGATCAAAATAAGCCACGTAGCCGTCTTTATCAAGCCCTATAATAAAGGTGAAGTCAACTGACTTAGCTAAATCTATTCCATAGGATACGATCTGTTGCGAAGATACCGGTTTAATACAGCGTCTAATAAATGCGTTCCCAAACGGGTTCGCGCTATTCTCTGCGGGGTTCGCCATATACTCTTGCTCGAATACGACTTCCGGTAATTGCATCCTTGCGTCATCTATTTCCTTTCTATTTATATGAGGGTTATCGTTGGTAGTAAATTTAAAACTTTTCCAATCGTTCTCACCTTCTTTCATAAACATAGAATAAAAGAAGTTCTTACCCCTTGGCGTAGATAGGAACACCGCCTTGCCTTCGTAATCGGTTAACGTAGGGCGTATGCTATTTTGCCACCCGCTTTCAAGATCGGGTATAAAAGCAGCCTCATCTATTATTACTAAATTAAACTTTCGCCCTCTTAGATTATCAAGCCTTTCGCCCGTAAAAAATTCAATAGATCCATTATTAGGACAATAGATTTTTAGGTTTGATATATTATTCTTAAAAGGTATTGCCGTAGTTAGCTTTTCAAAAAAGGTTTTTGCTAACTTATACGTTGGCGTAATATAGGCAACCTGCCCGCCTGTAATTGCTTCTTTGATTCCTATTATCTGCGAAATTTCTGACTTGCCAAAACGACGCCCGCACATAACGACAATAAAACGCTTATCACATTCTAATATCTTTTTTTGATTCGTATGGGGGTTTGGTAATTCTATACGCACTATAAAATAGTTTTTCCTTCAACGAATACAACCTCAATCTTCGCATCCTGTTGAATATCTAATTGTTCCTTTGGCTTACCATAAACGCGGCTTAATAAAGTATCTAAACTATAAAGACTGCCTTTAATTAAACTCTTATTCATAGCGCCGGCAATCGTCTTTTCAAGTATCGTAGCTTTTGGATTATCATAAACTTCTTTTAGTTCCGTTGTATTCATTGACATCATTACTTGGATCGTGTCGTTTATTTCGCTTAGCTTATACCCTTGCTCTTTTAATAGGGTTACATATTTACGCGGACGCCCGTTTGGGTTACCGGTTTGTCCCTTTACAAATTGATGCTCTATTATATCTTTACTCGCCATTGTGCTGTTATTATGCTGTTTTTAACCATTGTAAATATATTTGGTTAGATATATTCGCCATCATTACCGGTAAAACAGATCTACCCATAGTTGAAATAGCATTTGTATCTAAAAAATTATAATCCTTTGGGAATGTAGAAAGTAATCTTACTTCCTCTATATTTAATTTTCTTTTTTGTAGCGGGTGAACAACCGAAGCTGCTCCCGTGCTCGTTGTTTCAGTTATTGTATAACAAGGCTTATTTAAAGAAGGCTTA